AAGTTATTGGAACGCGCAGAAGCAAGGTACAAACCTTATGCTGACATTGATATGTTAGTAGCGTCACGCGAGATGGATGCAGAAACATTCTCTCAACTACGCCAAGACGCGAAGCAAGCAGAAGACGACTTAAAGTTCCTACAGGAAGAAAGTGGTCAGCTTGTATCCCAAGCACAGCAACAACATCAGGAAGCTACTAGAGTAGCCGCCGCAGATTGCGTAAAGGTTCTACAGGAACAATTACCTGACTGGGGCAACGAACTCTATGCAGACATTCGTGACTATGCTGTAAAATCGGGATTACCCAAGGATCAAGTCGATCAGTACACAGACCCACAGGTCATCATGCTGATTAATAAAGCCAGACTTTACGACCAATCAAAACAGTCCGCCAACAGCAAGAAAGCCAAGGCCAAACTCAAGAAGTCGAAAAGTGGCAAGAAGGTTCTTAGTTCCAAGAAAGCACCACCATCTAAAAAGTCTATCCAGAAAGCTAATCAACAGAAGCAAATGGATATGCTCAGTGGTGCTAAAGACCTTGATGATATTGCAGAGGCACTCATGAGCCGCTGGGAAGAGTAAATCTTCTTAAACTTAATCCTAAAATTGTAATAAGGAAATTACACTATGACAACATATACAACCTATTCTCAGGTCGGAAAATCCGAGGATGTCTCAGACATCATCACTAACATTAGCCCGTTTAGCACTCCATCTTTGGCAATGTTCAAGAACGAAAAAGTATCAGCTAGAACTTTCTCATTCCTTGAGGATTCTTTAGCGGATTCTGGTGTGAATGCGGCAGTCGAGGGAGCAGACGCGAGTATGCTAACTTTGACAGATGCAACTGAAAGAACACAGAATACTCAGATACTTTCTAAAGCCTTTCAAGTAAGTGCAACAGCAGATGCCGTGGCAACTTATGGACGTGCAAAGGAAACTGCGTTAAGTATGTAGCGTAGTATAAATCGTGTGAACTCAGGGGAAGCCTAAGTCGTAAGATATGGTAATCCTGATCCAAGCCCTAGTCTCTAGGGAAGGTGCAACGACTATTCCGAGAGGAAGTACACCCAAGTGGGTGGAAGCGCATGACACTGCAACACGCAGTGATGATATAGTCTGATCTTATGTGAAAGCATAAGCTGTCGAAAGGCGGTCTAGTATTAACGACACTAGGCGAACAAAATGATCAACTTGCTAAAAAACTTAAAGAAATTAAGAAAGACTATGAACGTGCAATGGTTGGCGTAGAGCAAGCCGCAGTTGCTGGTAATGCTTCAACAGCACGTAAGATGACTTCTATCTTAAACCAAATGTCTACAGGAATCGATGCTGGTTCAAACGCAACAGATAGCCTTACCGAAAGCAAGCTATTGTTAGCTGGTCAAACAGCATACGACAATGGTTCTGATGTTGACACATTCATGATCAAGCCAGCAGACGCCCAGATAGTCGCTGGTTTCTCAGCGGCATCAGGTCGTAATCGTGAAATCTCACAAGGCAAAACATTGGTCAATGCGATTGATCTGTACGTTGACGTGACTAGCGTACATTAAATCTTGTGAATTCAGTGGAAGCCTAAGTCGAAAGATAAGGTAATACTGAGCCAAGCCCCACTATGGGGAAGGTGCAACGACTATCCCGACAGGGAGTACACTCAAGTGAGTGGAAGCGCAAGAAACTACAATCCGTAGTTGTGATATAGTCTCATCTAATGTGAAAGCATTAGCAGTCGAAAGGCGGTCTAAGATTAACGAACTTAGGCGAAGATGCCATGTAGTCCATATGGCGAATACAGAGTAGTATTGAACCGCGAGTTAAAGACAACTCACGCACTACTAATAGACCCAACAATGTTTAAAACATGTACGTTGCGTCCATTCACAAGAACACTTCTAGCGAAAAATGGCGACTCAGATCGACATCACATCGTGGGCGAAGTTTCTTGTAAGCACACTAACTTTGGTGACTCAGTGAAAATCACTGGCTTATCATAAGTTCGAAATAGACCACTAGGTCTTTATTAGGCCACCCAAAGACACTCAGGTTTTGCTCTCCTTACTGTTGTCTATGGGTGGCCTTTTCACATTCTAAGGTAGCAAAATGACTAACAAAACACAGCCAACATTATTACAAACTGAAACAGACTTCGTAAGTGACCACGGAGACCTATTTCAAAAGCATACACAGCACATCTCACAGTCCTTCTTAGACGATCTGAAAGACGCTCGAAACGATAGTGGTTCGAAGCCTACAGGGGAAATGATGCGAGTAGCCTCCATTCCGACAGCTGTTGTCGAGAAGTGGATGCGAGAAGGATTTAATATCTGGGAAGCCAAGGGATCAGAGATTGTCCGTAAACTAAAGAACGAGGACTTAGATATGTTCCTCACAACCAACAAAAGGGTCTAACAGATGGCAAAAGCAGGGCTATACGCAAACATCCACAAGAAAAGAGCATCAGGCAAGCCAATGAGAAAGAAGGGCGCAAAGGGCGCACCTACTGACAAGGCTTTCAAGAAAGCGGCAAAGACAGCCAAGAAAAGAAAGTAATAACCAATGAACAAAGGTGAAATCCGAGCACACTTTATTGCTCTTCTAAATCGTAGTGACTGTTCGAATGCTTTGGCTGACACCTTCATAGATCAGGCTATCACAAGAATACAAAGACAACTACGTGTTCCATCTATGGAAAAGCAAAACCAGTACAATGTGACTAATGTCGCTGGTACGTCCCAAGTAGTAATACCAGCTGACACACTAGAAGTCATAGAACTCTATTACGATGGTAACTCACTAGTACGCATCCCACTACACGAAATGATACAGCACCAGAAAACTGGTGAACTAGGCTCTCCAAGGTTCTTTTGTAGAGAGCAAGGAAACATTAAGATACACCCAAAGCCTACGACTGGCACGTTGTATCTGAACTACTACGCAGAGCAAGCGACACTAACGAGCGACAGCGACACGAACATGCTGACGACTATTGCATCTGATCTACTGACTTACACAGCCCTATCTTATGCAGCCGATTATTTCTTAGATGAGAGAGCCGCTGTCTTTGATCAAAAGTCTGGCTCATTCTTACTTGAGATACAGGAGCACGCAAACAGTGCTGAACAGTCTGGCATCAATCAAGTTGTTCGTCCTACGCACTATTATGAGGATTAATTCAAATGGCATCAAAAACCAGTTTCTACAACAACTCTGGAGTAACTAACGAACAATCGAATGCTATTGACGCATCAGTATCCAACGCGGCGGCTAGTGAAACAGCGGCGGCTAACAGTGCATCTAGTGCGTCAGCTTCAGCGGCTACTTCCACAGCATCTAAAGACGCGGCAGTCGTCGCTAAGAATGCGGCAGTCGTCGCTAAGAATGCGGCAGTCGTCGCTAAGAATGCGGCAGAGGCCGCCGCTGGTGGTGTCTCAGGTGCTTTAGCTATATCAAACAACCTTTCCGATTTAGCAAACGCATCTACAGCAAGAACTAATCTTGGGGTTGCTATAGGATCAAACGTACAGGCCTATTCGTCTGTATTACAAAGCACGACAGCGGCCTACACTTCAGCTTTAAACACAAAACTTAGTGGCATAGAAGCATCAGCGGATGTCACAGATACAGCTAATGTTGTAGCGGCGTTAACGGCTGGCACTAACATAACAATAGCTTCTAACGGAACTATAGCTTCCACAGCTTCTGGGGGTACGAGCTACACACATCCAAACCACAGTGGTGAAGTAACATCTACAGGTGACGGAGCCACAGTAATAGCTAGTAATGTAGTTGATGCAGACAACTTAAAAGTTACTGGTAATGGTAGCAACACACAGTTCTTACGTTCAGATGGCGATGGTACATTTACTTGGGCTACCCCAGTGGACACTAACACCACATATTCTGTAGGTGATGGTGGTTTAACAACCAATGATTTTACTAACGCAGACCACAGTAAACTTAATGCAATAGAAGCTAATGCAACAGCAGACCAAACAAATGCTGAAATTAGGGCGGCTGTAGAAGCGGCATCTGACAGTAACGTTTTCACTGACGCAGACCACTCTAAACTGAATGCTATAGAGTCAAATGCAACCGCAGATCAGACTGCATCAGAAATAAGAACACTAGTTGAAAGTGCTACGGACAGTAACATATTTACGGATGCTGACCATACAAAACTAAATGCTATAGAAGCATCCGCAGACGTTACAGATACAGCAAACGTAGTGGCGGCTCTTACAGCAGGGACTAATGTTTCTATTGCGGCAAACGGTACTATTAGTTCTACGGACACTAACACAACTTACTCAGTTGGCGATGGTGGCCTAACTACTAATGATTTTACCAATGCAGATCACTCTAAATTAGACGGCATAGCCGCAAGTGCTAACAACTACACCCACCCAAACCACTCAGGCGAAGTCACATCGACAGCCGATGGTGCTACAGTAATAGCTGACAACGTAGTTGACGAAGCAAACCTCAAGGTAAGCAACACACCAACAAACGGATATGTACTAACTGCACAGTCAGGTAATACAGGTGGTTTGACTTGGGCGGCGGCGGCTTCTGGTGGTGGTGCTGATTTATATACAGCAAACGAGAGTAGTCCTACAGCACAACCAAGTGCAACTGGCACAAATGCGATTGCTATCGGTGACAGTGCAGTTTCAACAGGAGCAAATAGTTTTGCTGGCCCTAGAACTAGAGCAACGGGTGCTGACTCAGTTGCTTTTGGACAGGGCAATAGTGGTACGTCTTACGGTGCTCAAAATGCTTATGCAGTTTGTATGGGTCAAAACACCAAAACTAGTGGCAGACATGGCATAGCTATGGGTTTTGTGAATCAAGCTACAGCACTTCAGTCTTATTGCATTGGTTATGGAAACAGCGCAACTCATAGCCAATCATTTCTTTTTGGCGGCAATATAGCATCAACAGCATCAAACCAAGTTTCTATTGGAGGCACACAAGATGATGTTCGTATCAGTGAAACCTACACCCTACCAAAAGTAGACGGTACTGCTTCAGGCCAAGTTCTTACTACAAATGGTTCTGGAGCTGTTTCGTGGGCTACCCCTGCTTCTGGTGGTGGTGGTGCAGACTTATACACAGCTAATGAAAGTTCTCCTACAGCACAACCAAGTGCAACTGGCACTAATGCTATTGCCATAGGTGATAGTGCAGTAAGTGCGGGTTCTAGGACAACTGCTTTCTCAAAAAGTAGAGCGGCGGGTTGGGATAGTATTGCAGGAGCAATCTTAAATAATACTTCAAGTTATGGAACAACACATGAAGGTAATATTGCATTCGGTGAAAAAGCTAAAGTTACTGGCAGTGCTTCGCAAGGCATAGGAAAACTTTCAGTCACTTCTGGCGCACAAAGCATGGGACTTGGTTACACGGCAACTGCTAGTGGCTTAAGAAGTTATGCGTTTGGATATGGAGCAACTGCAAGTCATACAGACAGTGTTTCTATTGGTCGCAGTGCAACTTCTACTGCCAGTAATCAGGTTAACATAGGTGCAGATACACAAGACGTTCGTATCTCTGAAACTTACACCCTACCCAAAGTTGATGGTACTGCTAATGGACAGGTTTTAACAACAAATGGTTCGGGTACTGTTTCTTGGGCTACTCCTGCTTCTGGTGGTGGTGCATACGAATTTATTGCATCAACTGGTGCTATTACTAGTAGCACTTCTAGTGTCGTGTTTGACTCTAGTCACTTTGCTTCAGGTTCATATAGAAACTATGTATTTAAGTTTGCAAACGTAAAAATACAATCAGATAGTTGGTATTTACAGTTACACGTTAGCTACGACAATGGTTCTAGTTATGAAACTGGTAATATTTATTTAGACGGTGCTACACTAAGAAACTTTTCATTATTAACATTGAATGGTCTTGGTACTGATACTAACGAAAGTGGTGTAAGTGGGGAAATGCTATTGTATAATCCACACGAGACTAGTGCATATACATACTTTCAGACTCATTTTGCATATATGACTAGCAGTGGAAGTTTAGTCAGAGAAAAAGGGGTTAGAGAACAGTTACACTTGATAAAAAACACTTCAGCAATCAACAACATTAAAATCACCGTTGGAAGTGGTAACTTTGCATCTGGTTATGTTGATATGTACGGAATTAAGAAAGCATAAGGAGAATATAATGGCACGATATCACAATATTGGTGGAAAGATGGTTCAATACACGTCTGAAGAAGAAGCTATTGCTGATGCAGAACAAGAAACAATTGACAATGGTACATCCTTAGTAATTCCACACATAATGAAACAACACAGAGATACTCTACTCAGTGAGTCAGACGTACATGCACTTGCTGATAGAATTACAGATGAATGGAGAACATACAGACAAGCACTGAGAGATGTACCATCACAAGCTGGTTTTCCAGATAACATAACTTGGCCTACAAAGCCGTAACTTAAAGGAGTCATTAACATGGCAATACAACTAGACTTATCAACATCACAGTATGGCACAGCATTTTCTGGCGCATACTTTAGAATAGTAACTGCATCAATCTCAAGAGAATTATCTGACAACTTCTCAGTAATGATTGACTGCTCAGGATTTGCTACTGATAGTCCCAATGATGACACAATGCCTGTAGACTTCCGCAGATACAATGCACCATTAGCTACTATCGAAGCTACGGCTGGAGATGACTTCTTATCTAAGTGTTACACATGGGTCATGGCTCAAGCTGACATGAGTGGTTCATCAGCCGTCTAAAGATGGACAATGGTGATCATGGTTGGCACTTATCCAAAAGTGTACCCGCCACCCTCCTCCTCGGTCTCGTCACACAAGCTGGGGCAATCGTCTGGACAGTCTCAATGATGATGGCAGACATAGAAAGCAATAGAGAAGATCTCATAGAACTACAGGCTAGAGTACAAGCTACAGAGAGGTCTACTCAGCAACAAGCTATATCAATGGCTCGTATAGATGAAAATATAAAAGCTATAAGAGACACCATAGAACATATGGCTAGAAAGAAAAGCAAATGAAACTTTTAGCTTTACTGTTTGGCCTTTTAATCGGTAGTTCTGTATATGCCGATGACACAATTTACACGGACACCAACAGTACTATAACTTCCAATGGGTCAATGGACACTACTGTTAAAAGTCCACCACCCTCTGCTATATCTCCACAGATTAGCACAAGTAACTCTGACTTATGTACTGTCGGTGTTGCTGGTGCTGTGCAAACACAGATACTAGGTATCTCTGCTGGTCGTACTGTCAGGGACATGAACTGTGAGAAGCTAAAGAACGCTAAAACTATGTACGATTTAGGAATGAAAGTAGCCGCAGTGTCAGTCATGTGTCAGGACGAAAGAGTGTTTGAAGCCATGCTTAACGCTGGAACTCCCTGCCCCAAGGATGGGTTGGTGGGAGATAAAGCTAGGTTAGCATGGGAAATGGAAGCAGTCGAAGAGCATATACAACGAGAGCAAAACAATCCTATGAGGAAAATGTTCAATGAAGATGTTGAAACTAAAATTGGCTTGGGTGTTATCTTTAGCACTCTTGCCTTCTTATTCCTACTCTAATCCTTATACATACGGCGCAACAGGCAATGCGGCTAGTACCTCACTAAGTTGGGGCATGGACACCATACTACCTAGTATCACTGGCGTAGACATAAACGGACTTCTTTATAGATATACAACTATTAAAGACCCAGATGCAGACATGAAGGTACACGTTGGTAATCTTAATGCTAATAGTGACGGATATACCTTCAGAGAAACAGATGACTGGTCGGGGGTAGCTGGTAACACCATTATAAAGTCGTTTCCAGTTTCGAACATTCCAGCTTCAAATTGGGGTACAGGTTCGATTGAAGTGGAAGGAAAGGGCAGAGTGGAAGATGCAGTTGTTATATACTCCTACAGGGTAGACAGGTGTTATGATCCACAGTCTGATCCATCATGCGCTGGTTACATAAAGCCTATACCAGAGTTACCAGAGATAGTAATCTATGATGCACTAGAAGATGGTGCAGTTGTTAGTACGTTAGATACTGAAGATTACCAGTATGATGAAGATGGTAATCTAATACTTTCTGAAGAAGAGGAAGAAGAAAAGACACGTATAGAGATGGGTCTAACTGCTTCTGCTAATGCACTAACCTTGTTTAAAACACAGAGACAAGATGACATCATAATGTCCATAAACAAGCAAACGAACATCGCTATGTACTACAATGTCAACATAAACGGCGGCACACTAAATGACGCGGCTGGACTGCAAGATGGTACAATAAAAGACAACAAGAAAGCCCTAAGAAATAATTTAGCACAACAGATATTGCATGAACAAATGGTTAATATGCAGTATAATTAAAGAGGTTTAATATGAAGTATCTAGTAACAGCACTATCCTTATTTGCGTTACCTACTCTAGCAAGCACACCAATAACAGGTACTGTACAAGCTAAGTGTGTCATCCAGACAACTAAGGATGGAGTCTATGGAAACCCTATAGCTAGTAAGCTAAGTACAACCCCTGCTGATGGTGGTGTACTACCTGTCATCAGATTTGATGTATCTTTAGCAAACAGCTATACAGCGAACATAACTCACCCTACATCTTTTAGTTCATCGCCAACACTTAACGATACAGTTGCATGGACAGGTAGTACAAGTGTAACCAAAACATCCGTCTCTGGGATGTCAGCCTATGAGGGAGCTAAAGTTGTAGTGGATAACACGACCATCTTTAACTTAACTCTTGCAGGGTCAACATGGTTCTCTACTGCATCAAGTGCAACCTATGGCACAGCTAAACCTTTTGTCGGAGGGGTCTATACTGCATTGGTACAGGCCAGCTGTATTGCTAAGTAGGCTTGCAGCACTTTTTCTGATTTACCCACTCTCAACTTTAGCCCACGAAATGACACCAGCTTATCCTGTTGTCGTACCCTCTCATGTTGAGGGCGTAGTTAAAGTAAAGATGTCTCTGTTTAACTCCAGAGAAGAGATACAGTGGTATCAGATAGATTTGTTTGATTTAAACTGGACGAACATACCCTTTGCTACTTCATACAGAATTATAAACATCGGATACAAACAGAGAAAGTCTTTCGATGTGTATATACGCAAAGTTGATATGGACGAAGCTGTATTCTTATGCACTACGTCAAAGGTAAGAAAGACCAACAAGTCTAGGACTCTTATCTCTTCGAGGATATGTTCAAGATTAGATGGTGAACCCGCATGAGACTATTGTTTACTTTTTGTATGTTAGCCAATTCAGCAGTTGCTGATAGTAGCTCTCTTTCATTAGCACTCCCTAACCCACCTATGAACTATCAGTCGGACTCATTCTCCACTGGTAACATAAGGTGCAGTAATGCTGTAGGTGGCGGTGTGAACCTTGAGTACGGCGTGACAGGTGTACTCTCTGGCTTAAATACTAACAGCCGTGGGAAAGACATAGGTGTGTATGCACGTATTGTCATACCTCTGGATAAACCAAAGGCTCGCATAAACTGTGACGACCTTTACCAGATAGAGCTAACTCAGCGTAGGCTAGAGATACAGAAGCTAAGAGATGAACTAGAGCAACTAAAGAACCTACAGAGTGCTGGTGGTGATATGGAGTTTGAGAACTAATGGACACAACTAAGATAGCAAGTGACATTGATGGCCTAGCAGATAGACAGATTAAAGCTGGTGGTATTAAACTTACAGCTGGTTCAGTCATGGCTATACTTGCTTTCGTATCTACTATTGTAGGCGGCCTGTATGGTGGCTTTGTCTTGTATCAAAAGATAGAGGCTGTCGCTGGTCTTGATCTGGAAGAATACCAATTACAGATGGAAGTCATGGATGCCAAGGTAACTGGTATATCTGAGAAGGTAGAAGAGTCTGTAGAGTACAGCCGTGACATCAAGAACGGGCTGAAAGATGACCTACTGCGCCTTGAGTCTCAGGTAGATCGTATTGAGGACATGGTGCGTGAGTCTGAAGACAATGTTCGTACTATGATAGATGCAGCTGAAGTTCGATTTGAAAACCAAAGAGAACGGGTCAGGGTATCACAAGACGGGTCAATGAAAGAACTAGAAGATAAACTTATGGGCAAATTACAGAGGGCTTTGGATAACCCTCTTGCTGACTAGGAGATATAAAATGACAGAGTTTGAAAAAGCAGACGTTGATGGCAGTGGCTCAATAGACAAGACTGAGTGGGACAAGCTGTTACTCGATGACAAGAGAATGCAAATTGAAGATGAGAACAGTAAAAGAGATCAACAGCGTAAGATGGTGTGGTTCTCATTAGCTGGCCTATTGCTTTACCCTGTGATGATCATTGGTTGTAACGTAGTTGGGCAGACAGTAGCCGCTGACAACCTCACAGCTATCGCCCCTACTTACTGCATAGCAGTTGTCGGTATAGTCACAGCTTTCTTTGGTTTTACTAATATCAAAAAGAAGGATGATTACTAATGCTAGGACTAGGATTATTAGGCAAGGTAGCTGACTTAGCTGGTGCAGTCATAGACTCAAAGACTGTCGTTAAGAAGGCTGAAGCCGAAACTAAGATGAAGATTGCTACTGGTGAGATCAGCTGGGAACAAGCGGCTATCAAAGCTAGTGACAACAGCTGGAAAGACGAGGCGTGGACTATATGCTTCATAGCTATTGTCGCTTGCTCGTTTGTACCACCTCTACAGCCATACATGAAGGAAGGCTTTGCTAACCTAGAAGCCGCACCACAGTGGTTTCAATGGTCACTATACGCATCTATTGACGCCAGCTTTGGCGTAAGAACCATGAAAGGCTTCAAGAAATGAGAGAGAACTTTGATAAGTGCCTAGCGATGCTTTTGGAACACGAAGGGGGCTATGTAAACTCAAAATTTGATAAAGGTGGTATGACAAATCTCGGTGTTACTAAACGTGTCTATGACGAATGGATAGGCCGTGAGTCTACTGAGCAAGAGATGCGTGATCTTACGCCTGATGATGTTGCCCCGATATACAAGAAGAACTACTGGGATCGAGTTAAAGGCGACCAGCTTCCATCTGGTGTAGACTGGTGTGCATTCGACTGGGCTGTGAACAGTGGTTCGGGTCGCCCTGCCAAGGCTATCCAAAGAGCAGTAGGTGCTACACAAGATGGAGCTATAGGTAATCAGACGCTTGGCTTAGTTGCTGAGAAAGACCCTAAGTTCATCATTGATTACGTCTATACAGTCAGACAGGCATTTTATGAGGGCTTAGATGACTATAAGCATTTCGGTAGAGGATGGAGCAGAAGAAACACTGAGACACTCCATCAGGCTATGAAAATGGCAGAATAATGACAAAAAACACAGATCGTGCGACATAAGACAGCGATCTGTGTTTTTTGGAGTCAAATTGATACATCAGTATTTACATAAACTGTAATTTAGTGCATATTACCTTCGTTACCTCGGTAACAACGGAGAGCAGTAGCTAGACATCCTTGAGATGACTTCCCTGCTCTCCACCCACCTTAAATTACACTAGTGACATACGTTCCATCCTCTGAGTCTAATGATGCCAGTAAGTCTAATACTTGTTTGTAGTTGATGGCTATCAGTTGAAACTCTCTTAGTTCTTCAGAGAACTGCCGTACAAAGCAAGTACCATCGTCCTCAAGATACATCTCTACATCTTCAAACTTACCATCGGCATCTACTGATACAATCTTAACATAGTCAGACTCTATTTCGACTGTGAACATGAGAAATACTTATCCCCCTGCTCTATCGGTATTTCTACTGTCATCCTACGCAAACCACACTGAGGGCACTGCCTCGCCCTACGTTTCGATGGGTATCCATATTTGAAGTGGGGTATGGTCTCTATTACTTTAGTTTTCACCATACACTTTGGACAATGGGTTACACTATCTTTCATCACTGCTCTCTTTCTTTGCCCAAGGTCGCTGGAAGTTATTCTTGCCACCTTTAGCTCCTGTTGCTCTGCGTGCTTGTTGTGCTTCCCATTGATCACCTTCTTTGTAGTGCCTCATGTTGAAGTTCTCACGCATTCTTTTGTTTTCATATTTAGCTACAGACTCATGCTGTATTCTTAACAAATCCTCTCGGTTCATTAGCCTCTCCTTAGTTAGTTTTAGATGTCTACAAGTTCACACGTCCCAGCACTGCAAGCTAATGTCTGTGAGCCTTTGGTTGTGTCTTCAGATTCATAGTCTGATAGCCTAGACCAGTCGATTGCATCAGGCATGGCAAACAGTGCGACTTCATACTGTTCTTCATTGATGTCCTGATAAGGTGCTTGAGCATACGTGTGGTCAAAGCGAGGCAAGAAGCTGACACCAGACATCTCATCGAAGTGCTTGTAGACAAA